AGACATAGACACAGGCTCTTTACAAGCCTGTGCCAAAAAGTTTTGTAGTTGTTCTACTACGTTAGACATTATGCGGCAGTTACTTCTTCAATAACTTTAGCATCCACCATGTCTTGTGAGCTAGTTTTAGATTTAAGAACAGCATTGTGTAGTTCTAATACCGAAGCATTTTCTTTCTCAATCACTGCTTTAAATACATCCATAGTCTCTCTGTCTTTATCAGAAAAATCTATTTGGGTATCATCTATCTTTGTTTTAGCTACATAGAAAACATTAGAGCCTGTCTTTCTTCTTTCAGTTTCTAAAATAATATTGTGTCTAAACATAATCTTATTTCTTCTACCTAAACTTTCTATCGCTAATCCTATTGGACTAAAGTTAGAACCAGATACTCTATAAAGAACAGGATAGTTTTCTAGTTTAATAGATTCTTTTCCTGCAGTTTTACCATCCATAGTAAGTAAACCATAGACTAAACGATAGCATCTAATCTTCTTTTGTTCTACTAATTTATCTGGTGTAAGATTATCCCACTCTTTTCTAGCTACTCTTCCACACTTTTCAGTGCCAAGAATATCTTCTTGTGGGCTATCCCATGTAGGAAAGATAACAGTTCTATTAGAATATTCCTGCTTATCTTCATCATACTTCATGTACTGAAAGTTATTAATGAATGGTCTAATCTTTGCAGGTTTACCAAACACTTCTTGTTCACTTACAATATCATAAGTTTTAAATACTCCCACTGGGAGTTGATTACCTTCTTCATCCGTAGCATCTCTATTAATAGTTAGCTTTGGTAAGATAGGTAGGTTGGTGCCTTTGGATTGACCAATGGCATCCATAATATCAGCATTAGACATTCCGTCTATGTTTGCTAATTCATTCATAAAATACCTCCTAGGTATATAAATTACTAATTAGTTATATCTTCTAGATTTAACCAATCACATCCCATTTTAATCTCAATGTCTAAAGGTACATTAAAATCAATGTTATACCTTGACCTTAACTCATCTTTCACATCGAGACAACCTTTTTTTAGTATTTTACTTAGAACTTCTACTTCAGTCGGATACACATCGACTACTATTGAGTCGTGAACAGTGTTTATTAATAGGCTTTTACACCCATGTTCTTTCATCAGTTTGTGTATATTAATACACGCAAGGGGTACAATGTCTGCTGTTGCAAATCCTTGCACTGGATAATTCTTTACTTGTGTAGGGTAGTTTGATGAACCCCAGGACATTCTTCTTATGTATGGAAAACAATATTGTCTCCCAGTGGGAAGAGTAACCATTTTAGTTTTTATAGCTTTGTTTTCTAATTCAGTATGCCATTTTGATATATCTTTATACTTATCTAAAAATGCTTTGTAGTATCTTCTTTCATCCTCTGTACCAGACTTACCGCCATATAAAGGTTTGAATGTATGTGGCTTTGCTTCTTGTCTTGAACATCTAATTATATCTGCAGTATACTGGTGTACATCTACACCATTAACAATATCTTCTATACCTTGTTTATCTTGTGCTAAAAATACTGCGGCCCTAAATTCTAATTGTGAATAATCTATCTCCATAATTTTACCACCATCAAATCTAGAACGAATGACTTTTCTTATAGGAAATGTTTTTGCTCTTGGTTGGTTTTGGAAGTTAGGATTTCTACTAGATAATCTTCCTGTAGCTGTGATGCATTGCATAAAAGCAGGATGTAAATAATTACCAATCAATGCATCTTTAATACCTTTTACAAATGTACTAAGCCAAACTTCTAGTGCATTATGTCTTGTTACTAATTCTACAAACTCTCTTATCAATCCAGAATTATACGATGCTATTCTTTTTAGTGTATCTTTATCAGTTTTAAATCCACCCTCTGATACATCGTTTGCATACTTCGTTGCTATTTGAAATCCTGCTATCTGTTCTTTTTGAATATACTTTACACCCTCTCCATTACATGCAGAACATTTAGATTTATTTTTGTATGGCTCTCCATTAACTTTAAACTTCTGTACATAACCTACACCATGACATACCTCACATTGCAATGCAGAAGTTTTGTAAATAGGTTCTGTCCATTTATGTAAGATACCTTCAAACTCATTCTGTGAATATTTTTTTCTTCTCTTTTGTCTGCCAGATGCTTTGTCTATTCCTATGTTAAATGTTTCTGCCCATACTTTTTTATCTACAACTTTCTTGCTGTATACCATCCATGATAATTGTTCTGGGCTTGATAAATTAATTGGAGTATCCCCCATAACTCTTTGAATTATAGTTTTAATTTTATTGTGTACCTGGTGGTATTCTTTTGTAAATTCTTTTTCTACTTCATCTAATAAATCTGTTTCTATAAATACGCCATTCCTTTCCATCTCAATGAGAACTAATAAAAATTCATTCATCAGATTTACTGTTTGTTGTAAATGTGTTGCCTCTCTTAAATTATGTTGCTGTGAATCATAAAGCTCTTTTGTTATGTCTACATCTTTTCTTCCATACTCTTCTAAAATATCTATTGGTATCTCTCCAAATGTTTTACCATCGCTAATGTATTGGTCTACTTTGTTTACAAGTTTAGTTCCTAGCTTTCTTCTTTTACAACACTCAGATAATTTTAAAGATTGTTTTGTTCCTCGAAGTAAAACATATTCAGTTATCATTGTGTCGTAGACTGCACCTGCATATTTAAATCCTGCTTCTAACATCCACATCAAATCAAATTTAACATTGTGGCCTATCAATAGTGTAGTTTGATTTAATATATCTTGTACTGCATGAAAACTTTTAGATGCATCGCCAGTAAATTCATTATGGTTAAAAAAATAATATTCTTTGTTTATTCCCACTGAGACTATTTTATTTGTAGCAATAAATGGAGATGGATTAAAATTAGTATCGTATGTTGTTTCTATATCTACTGTTGTAATCATCCACACTTCTCTTCATCTTTTACTTTACTACAATAAAACTCTTTAGCTTTATCTTGTTTCTTCTTTTTGTTTTCTAGTATCTTCTTTTTCTTTTCTGGATTAGGGTCATCTTCTGTTATTATGTCCACAACTTTAGCTGTTTCTTTTGCAACAATAAATGCACAAGCATTACAAAAACAAACAATTAATATTAATAATAATATTCTCATTGGTATACCATCTCCCATCTATATTTTAAAACAGAATTTACTGGTTGCCAAACTCTGCCTGGCCTAGTTGTCCATCCTTTACCCTCTTTAAAAGGTTTTGTTTCTGAAACTTTTTGCCAACCTACAGCTTTCATACTAGAACCGCTTTCATAATCTAAAGTGTAAGTTAGAATTTTTTTACCTCCCATCTGTTTCCATATTCTTGCACACCTACCATATAAAAAAGAACAAGCATTTTTTACAGGCGGTTCTTTTATGCAAACCCTAAGAACCTCTAGAGTAAATTGCTCATCAAGTCTTCTTGCTAAAGGCCTACCACAAATAGCAACACCTACCATATCGTCATCGTAATTAACCCCAATACTAAATCTATGCCCTTGGCATTTTTTGTTATGCCTATGATGTTCAGTGACAAATTCATTTGCTTGTTTTAAAGTTAAAGGTATGGCTGTAAACATTAATCTACAAACCTTGATAGCTCTGCTTGTAATTGTGTAGTTATTACACCATGCCAACCAGACATTTTATTTTTACTAATAGATAAATGTCTCTCAATAGATGTTTGTTCTAAATCATCTTTCTTTCCAATACCTATAATTAAATCTGCCTCTGCAGCTTTACCTGTCTTTGAGTTCTCCATCATATCAAATCCTATCCTTTCTCTATCATGTGCATCTGCACTTGCTTGTGATACACCTATCACACAACAATCTCTTCTTTTACAAAGCTCTCTTGCTTGTTTATAAATCTCTCTTAACTTTTCATCTTGTCTATTGTATGCACCACCAACATTAACTTTATCTAACTGGTCTATGATTAGTAAGTCTGGATTATGCTGTTCGCAGTGGGAATCATAGTCTGACATATCCCAATCAACAGTATCATATAGCTTAATATTAGGGCTGATTTGAGACCATTTCTCCTTAGCTAAGTCCACATTTGTCGCAATTTCTTCTCTAGACATGCCACAACACGCAGTAATTAGTCTCATTTGTGTACGAATTGCAGGTTCCTCATTGACAAACGCATGTACTTTTATATTTTGGTGGGCAAATCCGTTCTCATTTGCGACTAATGAAACCCAGAAAGCTGTCTTCCCTGTCTCTGGTCTGGCAAAGATAATACCAAAGTTAC